CCGGATCCCACATATTTAAAGTGCCTGGGATAGATTGTGGTGTTTACGCAAAGATATAACTATCATTGCTAGAAATATCCAATCCTAAATATTCCAGCTTTTTAACAGAATCCTCATTATATATGCGTGAGATATTCGTGAGCAAATTATGTTCAAGCAAATGATCCCGAAAGGGCGGATAATTGAAAGATGTTATCCATAATGCTCTAGCTCTTATCAGAATATCGTGTTCATATCTATCAGGTGTTGACGGCACATAAAGCTGTGCGTAAAGCCGTTCTAAATCAGGTATCGGTTTTGTTGGCGACAGCTGGTATCCAAGCCAGTGTACGTATCTGCCCACTTCTGACTTGTCCGGATTTATTTGACTACCAAAGACTTCCTGGGCTATGTTACTGAATATTCGCATATTAACCGGGCCGAAGATCTTGACTAACCCATCATCTCCCATAAAGAATCGTTTTGAATAACGGACATTTAATCGGAGTAATATGTAATGAGTCATAACTGCATTACAAATAGAATCAACCAAGTTAGTGAAATATGATCCAGAGGGGACTCCTCCCTTCTTCACCACTACTTTTCCACTCTTAAGTTTGGCTGGAGTTTCAATAAAATATCGGATAACTTCATTCCACAGACGATCAACTGTGAAAGGGTCCGTTGGTGCTCCATAATACTCGTATTGCCGAAAATCCAATTGCTGTCTCAGAATTGAAAATGCGTCTCGAATTAACCATGGTGGTACGTGAACGTCGAAGGCTGAATAATCTGTGCCTAGCCATTGGGTGCCAGGTTCGATGTAAGAATTCAACTGATGCATATCACCTTTATGCCATCTAAACCAAATAGCGTAAGGATGATTGCGCAAAGAATTGTATGCGCATATCAACGGTTGAGCAAACATGCCTTCAGCGATTGTCATGTCGACAGGATATACCCATATGATACGAAACTTCTTCTTATCTGGTGGTGTTAGAACAGTCTTGGATGCAATAGTACATGGGACCTTGAATCTATTGATCTTGCCATACTTAATCTTGTGGATATTCCATCTGATTAGGTTGGTGTCTACATCTCCTTTTCGTTTTATGCCTTGTTTGGTGTAAGGAAGACCGGGCGATCTATCGGGGTGCGGATAATGCCGTATAACATCATTGACGTGACGAATTTTCACTCTAGTAGGTAAACGAAAATCTTTAGAAGCGAAGTTCACTGCTTTGATGTAATAGTTGTCTTTGGGTCGAGAAGGATGACTCTTAAAATAGTCTAAAATTTTGGTGTCTATTTCAGAC